GAGCACTATCTTACAGTTTGAAACTGAAAAAGTGCGTCTTTCGATGAATAAGAAGAATTCTGCTTGCCAATGGCAAAACAGCATTCCGTTCTCGTCCTTAGATGTCATTATAGACCTGTTGCACAAAGGTTGTGCAGCTTGGGTTTCCGCTTTGTTGAAATTGAAAATGCACGCAAGACTATCGGTTGATCCGATATCTCGCGCCAAAATTCTCGACTTCAGCGGAATACCCAAACAGGTGCTCCTCCACGCCCTTGCTCTGTTGCAAAAGCGTGGACTGGCGAAAGCCAGCCGATGCGGCCTAGCGGACCGCTTGCTCGATGTCTCAACTCAAGACGTAGAGCAGCCACCCTGGAGGAAGGGTGGGCTAATTCCAAAACTCGTTGAAAACCTTAAACGAAGAGATGTTTTGGTCCTTCAAGTACTGTTTTGCTTGCAAGGAGGTGATTTTGTTCGACTCGATCACCTTGAATCCGTACTTCGGTTTGTACGAGGTTTCTTTGAGCAACTTGCCGACGCTGGTATCCTACGCGAGACCCACGGCGACATTCCACTAGATCAGTTCATATCGATCCTTCTGACGCATTCACAAGAGTCAGAATCCCAGTTTATTTCGTATGGGAAGTGGTGGAGTTCGAATCTGCTTGCACAGCAGACTCATAAGGAACGGTTTCCGTCTGAAGTTGAAACCCCCAGTGATCCCACGTGGGATGCTTATGGCGGGACGTTGAGTTGGCTCCGTCTCAAACTCAGGAATTCAGTGCACTTTGGTGCACGCGGCCATCGCGGCCGTAGGTTCCGTATGTGGCGTTTGTTTACGTCCGTACAACAACTGAAGCGTAACCTCCTCCCAGTTGATGAGTCTTTCATGCTGAAAACATTCAAAAAGCATAAAGCCGCCATGTTGCGACCCCCTGGTCCGATGAACACTGGACAAATTCAGGCAAGAGTCTTTCTCGATAAAGACGATCCGCGGTACATTCCCGGATTACCTATGCGGCGCGCTGCCGCTGCTAACCCTCACAACTACGTTGAGGAAGTTTCTGCAAAAATGCGGAAAGTCCTGGCTGGGTTTAAACCTACCTTACCAAAAATGATGCAACCATCAAGTTCAGCTTGCTTCGAACACAAACGCTCTAGTGGCGGTGCCAGCGCATACGTCGCTAACCGCTACGCCGAATTGTCGATGTCTCGACTTGCCAATGGCGGCAATGGTGAATTCCTGAAAATGGATTATCTACCAACTATCGGTGCTAAATGTATCTATGGGATTCCTTTCCCTGCGATTGATGGACTGCTAACTACAGCAAATGCACGTCTGTTCGCGTACCAGCTCGACCCTGTCGAGCTCGAACAGTTTCCCGACCGGGACTTTGAAACGTCTAAATTACAAGGGGACTCTGGTCCCGATAACGTTTCATGCCGTGTAGCCGGTGTCAAGGAACCTGCGAAGGTTCGTACTGTGACAGCCGGTGAGGCACTGCCCTATTGGCTATCGCGGTCCTTTCAGAAGGATATTCACGCATACCTACGGCAGATTCCGCAATTCTCACTCTGTGGCCAACCTATGCAGGCATGGCACCTTAAGTTCCTGGACCGACTTTCATCGGAATACGGATATTTTCAAGGTTTCACCGTCGATGGTGAACGCACAGTCTGGGTCTCAGGCGATTACTCTGGAG